TAATCTTCCAACTATCTGTGTATTCTCGGCGTCGTTTGGTGAGGCGGCATTACTCAAGTTGCGTAAGCATACGCAAGCAAAGTTTGTCTTAGCGTTTGACAACGACGAACACGGCTTGGGCGCGAGTAAAGCGGAGGCGGTAGCGCAAGCGGTGGCGAGCGTGGAAATAAGAATACCGAGCGAGCGCGGCGACTATAACGACATGCACGTTGCTCATGGTTTAGCGAAAGTCAAAGAAGAGATAACCAGAAGTAAGTTCAACTTTGCAAGTTTCGCTATTAGTAACTATGTGGGCGAGCCGCCAGAGCGTGATTGGTTGGTAGAAAATTTTATTGAAAACAAAGCAGGCGTATTTTCTTCCATTGGTGGTGTAGGTAAATCCATGCTTGCGTTAGATCTTGCGCTCAAAGTTAGAGATGGTTTTGGCGACTTTATGGGTAAACCTGTCAAAAAATCAGGTAATGTGGTGTTTTTTACCGCAGAGGACGATAAAACAGAGATTCATAGGCGGTTAAAAGCCTTAGACGCTTTAGGAGCTACAAAAACGTCGTCTAACGAAGTTTATGTAATTACGATACCAAACCTTAAACAACCCTTAAATTTGCTCACAGAAGACGTTTCTGGACTTCGAATTTCGAGTGAAGGCTACGAATTGTTAGAACAATTAGAAAGTATTAATAATTTAGCATTATGTATCTTTGATCCGATATCTTCATTTGTTTCTGGTGTGCCAATTACGACTAGCCAGGAGGCAGCACAGATGTACGGACAATATTGTTCTATGTTGAGTACTAAATTTGATTGCTCTACGTTGTCAATTCATCACATGACAAAAAGTGCATTACAAGGTATTGATGATCCTATGTTGGCGCGAGCTGCGATTCGTGGCGCAAGTAGTATTATTGACTCAGCTAGGTTTGGATTGGCGGCATGGTTAGCAAGCGAGAGCGAGGCAGAGCGTATTTGTTTAGAGCAAGGCGTAGAATTTGACCGTATGCGCGTGATAAAAGCGGCGATAGTAAAAACTAACTCAGGCGAAGTCGATACAAAAATTAAGACTTTGTTTCGAAAAAATGCTTTACTTGAAATCATAGAAGAAAACAAAGGCGGTATAAATTGGGATTAAATCCATACAAAATAGAAGGTCCAGCTCTAATTAGTTTTAGTGGCGGTAGAACATCTGGATTCATGTTAAAACATATTATTGATGCGCATAAAGGAACTTTACCAAACAATGTATTTGTAACTTTTTCTAATACAGGCAAAGAATGTGATGAGACTTTAGATTTTGTAAACGATTGTCAAAAAAATTGGGGTATAGACATAATCTGGCTTGAATATACTAGCAAAGAAGGTAAACATTATTACAAACAAGTTAATTATGAAACTGCAAGCAGAAATGGAGAACCGTTTGATGATTTTTTAGATACAGCCTATCAAAAAAGATTAGACAAAGGTTTAGTTGGTAATCCTTTACCTAATCCAATCGCTAGAAGTTGTACTAAATTTTTAAAAATAGAATTAATGCGACATTTTATTTTAGAAAAGGGTTACAAAGAATACGATACTGTTTTAGGTTTAAGGTATGACGAGCCTAGAAGAGTAGCTAGACAAAAAAAAGAGGCTACAAAAAATAGATCCAGAACAATGCCAATGTATGATGCAAAAGTTACAAAACATGACGTAAGCAATTTTTGGAAATCGCAAAGTTTTGATTTGAATTTACCTATCATAAATAATGAAACACCGCATGGAAATTGTGATTTGTGTTTTCTTAAAAGCGCAAAGAAAGTACATTCATTAATACAAGAAAAACCAGAAAAAGCTGAATGGTGGGCAAAAACAGAAGAAAGATTTAATAATGTTTTTAGACAGGACAGGCCAAATTATAGAAATTTTATTAAAGCTGTAAATATACAAGATGATTTTTTTGCAGATGATGATATGGATTGTTTTTGTCACGATTAATGGAGCTATAAATTGGGATTAAAAGTATTAAGTTTATTTGATGGTATGAGTTGCGGTCAGATAGCGCTTAATCGACTTGGTATTAAAGTTGATAAGTATTACGCCAGCGAGATTGATAAGTATGCAATTGAAGTCACACAAAAAAACTTTCCTGACACAATCCAAGTTGGCGACGTGTGCGAGCTAAAAGCAGAAGATTATCAAGACATAGATTTAATAATGGCAGGCTCGCCTTGTCAGGGTTTTTCTTTTGCAGGTAAACAATTGGCCTTTGAAGATCCAAGGTCTGCGTTGTTCTTTGAATTTGTTCGATTGTTAAAAGCAATCAAACCAAAGTATTTTTTACTTGAGAACGTCAGAATGAAGAAAGAATATTTAGCAGTCATTACCGAGCAAGTGTCGGCTTGTTATCCTGATTATCAAGGTAATGATTTATTTGGTGGTCGTATTGAGCCTATATTTATTAATAGCGCCTTAGTGAGCGCTCAATCTAGGCAAAGATACTATTGGACCAACATACCTGGCATTGAGCAACCAGAGGACAAAGGTATAGTCTTGCGAGATATTTTGGAAGATGAATATTTAAGTGAAAAAGATAAATCATATTGCATAGACGCTAATTATTATAAAGGCGCAAGCGTTGAGCAATATAAAAACAAATCACGAAGGCAGTTAGTAAGCAAACCAAAACAAGTTGGCACGGCTGTTGACGTAAGCGGACATGACATACTTAAAAGAGTTTATTCACCAGACGGTAAATCACCTACGCTTAACACCATGGGTGGTGGCAATCGAGAACCTAAAGTTGTAAGCGGTGCAGCTTTTTGTGGCAGAGCTTACGATAAAGACGGTAAACGTATGGACAAAGACGGCGTTTCTGTAGCTAACCAAACAAAACAAATGTTAGAGCTGCGTAAAGACGATAAATCCAATGCGATTACTACAGTATTTAAAGATAGTGTGGTTTTTTCAAACGATACAGAAGAGCGCATTATAGTTGATGAAGAAAATAGACAATTAATTATCGCCGAGGCTACTAAAAAAGGTTATACGGTTATTGAAGATGGCGATTGCTTTGACATTAATTATCCAAAGTCAAAGACAAGGCGCGGCAGAAACATGAAATACAAATGCAATGCTTTAACGCCAACGGCACAAGATTATATGCGTTTTGAAAACTTAACTTGGCGCAAGCTCACGCCGTTAGAGTGTGAACGTTTACAGACTGTGCCTGATAATTACACGGAGGGCGTATCAAATACGCAAAGATATAAGATGTTAGGCAACGGCTGGACGGTGGACGTTATCGCGCACATACTCGCCAAAATGGAGCTATGAATTGAAACTTAAAGACAACATAAACCCAAAGCATTATAAGCGTGGCGCGATTGAGTGCATTGATGCTATCCAGGCAAGTTTAAGCGCAGAACAATTTAAAGGTTATCTTAAGGCGAGCGCGATAAAATATTTATGGCGTTATGAGCAAAAGAACGGACTCGAAGACCTGCAGAAAGCAGATTGGTTTTTACAACGATTAATTAAGGAGGAGCAATGAGCAAGGGTAGTCAACAACGTCCATTTAACAAGGACAAATTTAACGAAAACTTTGACAAGATTTTTGGCAAAAAGAAGGAGAAAACTGATGAAAACAAAAATAATAATCGGAAATAGTTTAGATAAACTTAAACATTTACAAGAGCAATCTATTAACACTTGTATTACTTCACCGCCTTATTGGGGATTGCGTGATTATGGTGAGAGCGATCAATTAGGTTTAGAAGAAACGCCAGAAGAGTTTGTAAATAATTTGGTTTTATTATTTAGAGAAGTAAAAAGAGTTTTACGAGATGATGGTACTTTATGGCTAAATTTAGGGGATAGTTATGCAGGCCCTAAAGGTAATAATAGGGGAAAAGGTGCTGGCGGCGGTCAGGAGCGCGGCAAGTTGTTAGGCTTTGATAACATAAAAACAAAAGTTCCAGACGGACTCAAACAAAAAGATTTAGTTGGAATCCCCTGGCGAGTAGCCTTTGCTTTACAACAAGACGGTTGGTATTTACGCCAAGATATCATTTGGCATAAACCAAATCCAATGCCTGAGAGCGTTAAGGATAGATGTACTAAAGCACATGAATACATATTTTTATTAAGTAAAAGTCCTAAGTATTATTTTGATAACGAGGCCATAAAAGAACATGCAAAGTTTCCTGATGGACCAAACTCACCGCAAAACATAAAGAAAGGCAAAGGCGGTTATGGAATGGACACTAGAGGCGTTCTATCTAAAATTGGAGCTCTATCAAAAAAGAATAAAAGGAGTGTTTGGACTGTTACCACTAAACCATTCAAAGGCGCACATTTCGCAACTTTTCCTCAAGATTTAATAGAGTCATGTGTGTTAGCTGGTTGTCCAGAAAAGATTTGTGTTGAGTGTGATACACCTTACAAAAGAAAGGTAAATATAAAAAGGACGCCAAGATGGGAATTATCGCCAGATGATCCTAGATATAGACCAAGCAAGTATGATACAGAATACGATAAACTTAATGGCAATACACGGTTTAATGTTAGTGAAATTGAAGATTTAGGATTAAAAAAACAATGTGATTGCGAAACCAATGAAACAAAACCTGGTACAGTTTTAGATCCATTTGGCGGTAGCGGTACGACAGGAATTGTCGCAAACAGTCATAATCGCAACGCAATCCTGGTTGAATTAAATCCTGATTACGTTGACATAATGCAAGCAAGATTTACCAAAGAGCTGGGTATTTTTAGCAAAACTGAGATAATTTGATGTACATAGAATCCCCTTTTATGTACATAGAATCCCGTTTTATGTACATAGATTAGTCTTACCAGGTACATAGATTAGGCACATAGACTATATAGCTATATAGCTATATACTAAAAATCGCTTTTTCTTTGAAAAAAGCGATTTTATTTTAAGGAGAAACATGAAGAAAGATTTACGAATATTCTTAACTAGATTCTTATGGGACGATGAGGATTATACAGGCCCTAATATTATCGCCGAGAATCAGAAACAAGCAGAGCTTATCGCCGAGAGTATGGGTTGCGATATTGTCGGCGAGCTAACGGAACAATTAATCCAGGAGAGCGAGTGCAAGAAGATACATTAAATAAATATTGGTGGCTTACTGAGGAAGAAATTGAGCAACCGCGAGCAAGCGGTTTAGTGAGTGCGCGGGCGTGGGCGAAATATAAATCTTATGCGAAACAGAAAGCGCTAGTCTGGCGTTGGTTTCGCAAGCAAATTGGTAGAAAAGATCTTACGCCTGCGTGCAAATTAGTCTTATGGGCGTGTTGTGAGCGACATAGGCATTTTAGTTGTAGTGTGAATGATAAATTCACTTATTTAGCGCTTATGACGGGATTGGATCGGAGAAGCGTCAGTAACGCTATTCATGCGCTTGCGAGTGAGGAGAAGAATATTATCTGGATTGCGAGCGAGGGGGAAAGGTTATTAATGCGCAAGGCGAAACGTGGCTATAAAAAACATTTATTGTTGGTTGGGTTAGAGAGCGAATTGAGGGCAAGTGAGCGCGGTCTAGGAGAAAACACATTTTTTGGAGAGTGATGAATAACCGCGCTCTTGATTATTATAGTTTATTGTCTCTCTCTTGTATTGCTTTTAATGTGTTTATCTTATCTATAGCTTTAGCTATTTCTTGCGTAGTCATATCATGGTAATCCGCGTTTAAGCGTTGTTCTAATTCTTCTATTGTCATAACAAACCTTTAAACCTGCCTTCCTCAGACCATTGTAAAACTGTTCTGGCTCGTAGTAATGGGTCGGCTATGTAATAGCTAAATACCTGCTCGCCTTCGGAATTGAAGGCGATAAACCTGTTTTCTTGTTGATAAATCTCTACGGCGTGGTTATTTGTTTTCATGCTTCCTCCTTTTTAATCTGTTTGGTCACAAACAAGCAAATTATATTCACTAAAAATTTTTTTAACTTGCTTTACACTTTTTGCGTTTATATAAATACAAACTCTTTTTTCAGTTTCATTTATAAACTCAACATAATATCTAAACTTCATGCTTCCTCCTCTATCTCTTTTCTATACTCTTTAAACAAATCTAAAGTAAATTGTTTTAAATGACTTCTATGTTTCTCTAACTTAGTGTCTGACAATTCTATATCAATGGCAGTACATAATTCTCTTTCAACTATATCTATATTTATCTTAGAAACACTTACATTTTGATAATCTTTTTCAATACTCATGCTTCCTCCTCTTCAATAGCGGTTATATCATCTTTGTCAAAAGGTATTTCACTCCATTCTCCATTTCTACAAATATGTATCGTGGTGTTATCAATTTCATCTTCTTCGACACATATTCCATCAATAGCGATAATATAAGTTTTGCTCATGCGTCCTCCTTATTAGTCCATATTAAAGTTCTTTTTTCTTTGCCATTTTCTAGTATTTCAACTCTTTCTAATTTAGAAAAAAGATTTGGGTGCATATTAGCAATAATATTTTCCTCACTATCGTCATCCCACAAATCTATCCAACTATTTTGTATCAAGCAAAATTGTCTATATGTTATTTTTGGTTTTTTTAGTATTAAAGTGTGTGTCATTTTTCCTCCTTGTTATCTGGGTTATTCTTTGCTCGCGCTTGCTTGTTCTTATCTTCAAGCATTTTTAAAAAGATAGGATTATCTTTTATGGGTATGTCTTTCCATTGTTTAGTCATTGTTTTCTCCTTAATTATGCGACTTGTTCAAGCTCATTATTGTCTATTTGATAACAAATAATTTCATAAATTTCATCTACCGAATAATCTATAAATTTATTTCTATATTCAAAGTCATCATCTGAATAGCTAAAAACAGCTGTTTCAATTAATGAGTGATGAACATCAATAAACATAAAATAATCTTTGTATTCTTTTTTATATTCTTTAATTAGCATTGTTTTCTCCTTTTTTTTGGTTAAGACGCTCTGAAGAGCGTTTCGGATATTTAATCCTCGTCAGTTAACCTATATATATTCTTTGGTTAGTTTTATTTGTTCCTCTGTCTTTGGATTGTCGTCAATCCATTTAATAACATCTTCAAAATTATCTGATTGAAACAAATCTCCATCAAGATAGCCATAACAAAGAGAAACAGAAAATCTCGGCTTAATTTCTTCAGTTCCATAAATGTCTTTACAATTCATTTTCCTTTCTTCTAAGTCGTGGCTATCTATCCAAATATGGTACGCCTTGTAATTATCTTCTTGTGTCTGATAACTCGGCAAAGCATCATTTCCATAAGAAGTACATTTCCAATCTTTAGGAATGTTTAAGTCTTTAGTATATGTAGTCCAATTAGTCATTGTGTTTTTCTCCAAAAATATAAAGAATCATTTCTTTATATACACAATGATACTCTTTTCTACTCTGATTGCAATAAATAAATGTATTAAAAAGTATTTTGACATATATAATTATTTGCATGCAGGCCCAAAAAAAATCAAAAGTAGGACGTAAAAAGATTCTATTTGATGAAGAGACTTTAAAAAAAGTTGAGCATTGGAGCGGAAACGGATTAAGTGAGCTGCAAATATCGCGTCTTTTAGGCGTTAGTCTTTCAACAATCGCCAGGAATAAACGTAATAATGAAAGATTTGACACAGCATTAAAAAAAGGAAAAGCGCAGGCCATCGCTACAGTTACTAACAAAGTTTATGAAAATGCTCTGGACGGCAAGGAGACAAGCGCTATATTTTTCTTAAAAAATAGAGATCCAGAGAATTGGAGTGATAGACAAGAAGTAAATCACAATATAAACCTTAAAGAAATCATGCAAAATTCTAAAAATAGACTAATAGAGGGCGAAATAGTAGAAAAACATACTATTTCCGTTCCACTCCCTAAGAAGAAGTTGACCAACGAATAAAATACCTTGAAATTCCAGGAGAAAACTCAAAAATGGCCCCCGTTGATTTCTGGCGACGGGTGTATGTATATATAACCTTTGAAATAAATTTTTTATGAAAATTGACAGAAAAGCATTTATAGAGTCAGTCACCGATACAACGCTTGGTGCAGCATTTAACTTTCCAATATCATGGGCCACCCTCGCTCTCTTGCTCATGTTCACTACCGACGCACTTTTTATTTCTGTGGTCCAACTCGCAGTCCTCACCGTCGCTGCTATTATTAGACGTTACTGCACCAGAATTTATTTTGACGAGATGAATAAGAAGAATGAAGTATAGTCCGCAACAAGAACAAGAGTTGATGACCGAACTATGGTCACCAATAGTCAAAGACAATCCGTATAACTTTATTATGTATTGTTTTCCTTGGGGACAAAAAGATACCCCCCTGGAGGACTTTTCAGGTCCAAGGGCATGGCAACAAAAAATTTTGCGAGAAATTACAACGCATATCCAACGTAACGAAAGAGTCGATATGCCAGAGATGTTTAGGCTCGCCGTCGCCTCTGGTCGTGGTATAGGTAAATCTGCTCTCGTCGCCTGGCTGATTATCTGGATGCTCTCCACGCGCTTGGGGTCGACAATTATTGTTACCGCTAACACCGAACAACAATTACGCTCAAGAACTTGGGCCGAGTTAGGTAAATGGCTGACACTTGCGATTAACTCGCATTGGTTTACTAAAACCGCTACTGCAATTAAGCCTGCGGCTTGGTTTGAAGAAGCGTTAATTAGAGATCTTAAAATCGACACAGGTTATTACTACGCGCAAGCGCAACTGTGGAGCGAGGAAAATCCTGACGCTTTCGCAGGGATTCACTCTAATTACGGCGTTTGCCTGATTATGGATGAGGCATCTGGTATACCTGCGCCGATTTATTCGGTCTCGGAAGGTTTCTTCTCAGAACCAACTACCGATAGATATTGGTTTTGTTTTTCTAACCCAAGACGGAACACAGGTCCGTTTTACGACTGTTTTCACAGCAATCGCTCTTTTTGGAAGAACGAACAAATTGACTCGCGCACCGTCGAAGGCACGGATAAAGAATTATTTCAGCGCATGCTCGAACAATACGGCGAAGATTCAACCGTAGCGCGAGTAGAAGTGATGGGCGAGTTTCCTCGCGCCGACGACGATACCGTTATTCCAATGGAGTTAGTCCGCGCCGCGATAGACCGAGACGTAGCGCTGACGGCGAGTGAGCCGATTTTATGGGGTTTAGACGTAGCTCGCTTTGGCGGTGACTCAAGCGCGTTGTGTGTGCGCCAGGGTAATACTGTCTTTGAGATAACTAACTTCCAATCTATGGATCTTATGCAGCTCTGCGGAGTTGTAAAAAATAAATTTGACGATTGTACGGCGATGGAAAGACCGCAAGAAATATTGGTCGATGTGATTGGTTTAGGAGCTGGGGTTGTCGATAGGTTAGCCGAACAAAATTTACCTGTGCGCGGTGTCAACGTTGCCGAAGCGCCAAGCACGAAAAAGAATTATTTAAACTTACGAGCTGAGTTATGGTTCAAGGTAAAAGATTGGTTGGCGCAGCGTGATTGCAGACTTCCTAACGATGATGAGCTTGTTTC